TGCCAAGGGACTCGATCACCCCGTCCTCTGTCAGATGCAGGAATTCCGACCACACACGGGCCTCGGAAAGTTTCATTTGCCGTGCGATAGCCTTCACCGGAACGACCCGGTTGGCCTTGGCGTATTCTTTGACGAAAGCATGAATCTTACGGCTCGTCTCCAAGCCCTTGGTGGATGTCGGCTGTTGCTTCTTGTAAACCGTCTTCTCAATACGTTCGATTCGCGCCAGCAATTCCTCGATGGTTGCCATTGTATTCCCCTTGTGGCCAGAAAAATTCTGGCGACGGTCTTTTAGAGCACCCACTTCTTGTTCGCAAGCGCCTCTTTGAGTCTCATGTTTTCTGCCATCAGGTACTGAGCGAGGTCCATCGCCTCCTCGAGTGCCATACGTTCCCAGTTCCATCGGGGATCACGATGATCGAGTCCCTGTCCGTACGTTGCGCGACCCTTCAGTCGGCGCTCACGCAGGAAGGAATCGAACGCCTTCTCGCAGTCGGTGCGGTCGTCAAAGTTGGACATGGAGCCTCCGGAGCGCCTTTTCGTATCGCTCGCGCAGCGAATCCGGCAGCGATGCCGGACGCGACAGGTTGGATTGGATGTCGGCGATCTTGACCCGTACGGCAGTGGGGTTCGACATCACGCGGTCGATGTACGCAGCGTACGTTTCGTCCTCAAAACGGGTCAGCGCGAACACCGCCGCCCACTGAGATGCCGTGCATCCGTTGGCGATGACGTGCCGACAACCAGGTCGAGATTCGATCGTATCGTGCAGGACGGCCACGATCTTGTCTTCAACCAAGGTGACCCGATTCGCCACGTCAATCACGTGCATGATGTACGGCAGGCCCGCCTTGTCTTTCTGGCCGGCGTGGATCAGGACGGCCAGTTCGAGCGCGTCATCGAGGGTCATTGGAACTCATGGCGATGGCCAGCATGATCAGCGCGGCCGGCACCGCAAGAATCAGACCCAGCATGGCGCCAGAGATGCCGCAGACAACGAGCGACGTCGTGGCCAGGTCTGGCTTGCCTTTGTTGCGGGCAACGATGAACGGCGCCATACCGCAGAGCAGTCCAGCACAGGCGCCGAAGAAGAAGAATTCAATCATCATGCTCAATCTCCCAGCGCATCTGGCGCCAGCCGTCAAAGTTCGCCCACGATCCCGATATGGGAGTCGCGACGTGCTCGAAGGGGGACATGTGCCGCATGGCGGCAAGCCCCTTGGCCCTCTCGACCTCTTCCGGTTCGACCTCGCCCTTGGGACCGTGCCGGCCGTAGCTCACGCGGGCGCAGCGCATGGCGGAAGCCCAACGGGCGTTCTCGGACTGGTCGCCGGCCACGTACGGTGTGTGCCACTGGCCTTCACTCAGTTCGACCGGCGTGCTGGCGCGGTACACAGCACGAGACGCTGCGGCCAACTGGTTGATCTCGGGCTGGGCCTCGGGGCTGATCCGCAGGCGCCACCAGTTCTCCCATTCGGTCGAGGAGACGAGCGTCTGCATGTGCATGAAGGGTTCGAGGATGCGGTTCACGACCTGCTTGTGGATGCCGATGTCCATCATTCGCTCGGCGTGCCGGATCGCATCGGCGCAGGCTTCTCGCCAGATGTGTTCGGCGACTGTGGCCGTGTGCGGCCCGACGACTTCCCTCGCCTGCATGCCGGACTGGTTCTTGCCCCATTCGACGGGCATCACTGGATTCTCTTCGACCATCGCGATCATGTGCCGGACTGGGATGGCACGCGATGACGCGGAGTTCCTCGAGAACTTCCGATGCGTCATCAACTCCGAATGGATGAAGCGCGGATAAACCAACTCCATCGTCGTCAGGCGTGCGCCGTTGCACACCGAGTCCGCGACCACACGGGCCGAGATCATTGGGCGCTCCCAGTCGAATCTACTTCGTTGCCCCAGCAGTCCCATCCGGCGACGGCCTCTCTGGCGAACAACTCAATACGAGGAACATCGCCAAGCAGTTCCACGATTCGGCGATGGATTTCAGGTGGTTTTGATGAATGCCTGTTGTTCGGCCTTGGCGCGAGAACGACCTGCCCTTGGGCTTCAGTCAGCAGCGGCAGCGGTCGGCCTGTTTTGCATGTCGACCCCACAAGGACGATCTCTGTCGTGGGCTTCACGAACGTCGGACGAGTTCCCTGGCCGGAGATGATCTTCCCTGCGGCATTGGTCTTCACCCACACGTAAGCGATCCCTCGGTAATGGAATCCCCAGGCAGACATGACTCTGAGTGCTTCTGGCAACTTCGGGCCCGTCGCCCACATGAAGCACGCAGCGTTCTTCGCCGTGACATCCTGAACAGGGATGCGGCAGATGTCGTCAGTCGTCATGAGCGGGTAGTGCTTGCCGGCGGCTTGAGGCTTATTGGGGTCGCCGTAGTACATCCAGGGAGGATCAGCCAGAATCACGCTGTATTCCTTGCGTGGCAGCGAGATCATTGGGCGCTCCGCTCCATCCAGCAGTCAAGGCACCGCGCCTCGTACTGATCAGCGCCGCCGACGAGCACTGTCAGATTGCTTTCCGCTTTACGGCCCGTGCGGCTCGCCTGAGCGCCGCAACAGGCGCAGGACGCCCGAACCTTCGTTACATCGTCTGCGACCGCCAGGAGGTGCCCCATCGGCCCGAAATCGCGGCCTCGGTAGTCGAGGTCGAGGCCCGCCACGATGACGTGAACACCGGAGCGGGAGAGAGCCACGGCCGCATCGACGATCGACTCGTCGAAGAACTGCACCTCATCGATCAGCACGGCCCCGATGCCGGGAGGAATCTGCAGTAGCAACTGTTCGACCGACGAGAGGGCCAGACACGGCAGCGACTTCCCATCGTGGGTTTGGACGTCCTTCGCCCTTGTGTCGAACGCATGCTTGAACACACGCACGGGGATGCGCTCCTCGAGAAGCCACTCGTACCGTTCGATGAGCGCTGTCGTCTTGCCGGCAAACATCGGTCCGCAGATCACGGAGATCATTCCGCCATCCAGTCGTCAGCCGTCTTCTTGGCGGCAGACTTGCGCCGGTTCACCCAGGCGCGTTCCTCGTCGGTGAGCTTCTCGAGCCGGTCCGGCCCCTTCCAAGACGTCGCCTCGACGTCACGGAACTTCGCCTCCACATCCAAACAGAGGATCACGGCGCACGTCCATCCGCGATCCTCCGTCATGGTCTTCCACGTCTCTCGACGGGCGTCGAGCATCACGGATCGCATGAATCGATCCGCTGGCACTCACACGTAGACAACCCGCTGTCGTCCCACTGGATGGCGATCACCGCCTCCTTACAGAAGGCAGTGCATGCGGCCAGATCAGCCTGAATGTCTCGCTGGTGGCACCCGGCGAGGAGAAGAAGCAGAAGCATTTTACGCATCCTTGATCCTCTGGCCGATCCACCGCATACAGGGGACGGCCATGCTGTTGCCGAGGGCGCGGAACCGTCGTCCATCAGAAGATGTTCGCTCTCGATATGGAACATCTGTCCATCCGGCAGGGAAGCCCATCAGACGCTCGGCTTCGAGCGGAGTGATTCTACGAACCCGACCATCTCTGTCGACGAAGATTCTGCCGCTTGTGGCGTCCTGCCCGTTCAATCCGCCACCCATGTGCGCACCATCAGAAAGGGTTCCGCACGTCCTCTTGATCCATGCGCCGCAACACGAGAGGCCAGTCTCTTCGGGATCCTGATGCAGTCCGCTGGTCCATTCGTCGCACCAAGGACACTTTATGTCGTCTCGGCACCAGCATCCGCATTCGTCCCAGTCGGCCTGATGCTCTCGGCACAGGACTCCACTGTTCGTTGCATCGCTTCTCTCAAAGGCTTCGGCAGGCTTCCCCTGTCCCTCCGGACGAATCCCGCGCAGGCTTTCTGGCTCAAAAAGAATCTCGGCGGGATGGGGCCGGTTTCCAAGATTTGCGACAACGAAGACTCGACGACGACGCTGGGGGACTCCCATGTGCTGCGCATCCAGCACCCGGTAGGCCCACCGATAGCCGAGTTGGCCCAGCGCCCCAAGGAAGGCACCAAAGTCCCGTCCTCCATTGGAACTGAGGACGCCAGGGACGTTTTCCCAGAGGAGCCAAGGAACTCGGAAATGATCGGCGATGGCGAGGTAGGTGAGCATGAGGTTGCCACGGGGGTCGTCAAGTCCCTTGCGCAGTCCTGCGACGGAGAAGGACTGACAGGGCGTCCCTCCGACAAGAAGGTCAACTGAACCGGCAGCAAGGGGCCACTCCTTGTGTTTAGTCATGTCGCCGAAATTGGGGACATGAGGGAACCGATGCGCCAAGACGGCGCTTGGAAAGGCTTCGATCTCGGAGAACCCGACTGGCGTCCATCCGAAGTCGTGCCATGCGGCGCTCGCGGCTTCGATGCCGCTGCAGACGCTCAGGTATCTCATCTATTCCTCATTGGTATCAATCTTCAGGTCCTCGAGCCACTGCTGAACCTGATCAAGCGGGGCTGTGGCCCACGGCTCCAAGACAACGCCATCCCGCTGCATCCGGCGCAGGACAGCGACGAGCTTCGTGACGGCGAAGAAGAATTCTTCCCTGTCATCGCCACGGTGCTGTCGAACGTCGCGCCTCATAGCGTTGGCTCGGCGTCGAATGCTGCGC